GCGTTCGTGCTGGTCTACGCAGTAGACCGTATCACACGCAAACGGTGGGTACTCAACGCGTGGACGGGCAACAACACGAAGCCCTCGTGGTACGCGGAGAAGATGGAGGAAGTGACCCCGCAGTACGGGGTCAACGAGTGGGTCATTGAGGCGCAGGGCTATTCCAATTGGATTTACCACGATGAGCGCATCATGGCGTACTGCCGAGACCACGGCATCAAGCTCTCCAGTGAGTACACCGGACGCAATAAGATTGATCCAGACTTTGGAGTCGCAAGCATGGCTCCACTATTTGGAGCGATGCGGGAACGCACGGGCGGTGGGCCATCCGATCACGACGGCCTCAACGTCATCAACCTTCCCGACCCTCGCCGCTCTCCTGGCATCAAGGCCCTGGTTGACCAGCTAATGATTTGGGTGCCGAACAAGTCGGGCGGCAAGCTCCGGCAGGACGGGCCGATGGCCCTGTGGATTGCTGAGGGTCGCGCCCGGATCATTGTCAATGGGGCGGACAAGCCCGTTACCACGCACGTGCGCAACCGCTTTCTGTCCCGTCGCGGGATGGAACGGCGGGCGGTCTTTACTCCGGGTTACTGAGGTACTTCTCGGCCCGTGCGTGCAGGTAGCTGTCCTCCGGCCAGCGGTTCCACTCCTGGCCGCAGGCGAGGCATCGCCAATACAGCACGCCGTCATAGACGCCACGGACCTCAATGCCCATCAGCTTGCTTCCGTCCGTGTTGCCGCACTTGGGGCAGGTGAGTTCGCTCATGGCCGCATCCTACCTGAAGGTATTGAATGACTGATTTGAAGGCGGTGTTTGCCCGCGTTGACGCGCTGACCCGCATGTACTCGCGCCGCGACGTGACCGCCTCAATGGTGCGGTCCGTCCGCAAGGGCGATTTTGACAACGTAGCTCCGGGCATTTTCCCCGAGGACTGGCCCCGCCCCGTGGTGGCCAACATGGTGGACGTGATGGCCCGAGACTACGCCGCTAAGTTGGCACCCCTGCCATCTGTCAACTGCACAGCCAGTTCGTCGCTCAATGAGAAGGCGAAGGCGTTTGCGGATAAGCGGACCAAGATCGCCAATAACTACATCACCACGTCGCGGCTGGCACCGCAGATGCCGGACGCCGCCGACTCGTTCAACTGCTACGGCCTGCTTGCTATGAGCGTTGAGCCGGACTTTGAGGAGTCATTGCCGCGTATCCGGGTTGAGGATGGCGTGTCGATTTACCCGGTGTGGAACCGCAACATGGAGACCGTGGCGTACGCCAAGGTCTACTACCGCGACCACCTTTCCCTCCTTGGGGATTACCCGAAGCTGAAGGCCACGCTGGAGCGCAACCGGGGCGCTATCCGCGAGGAAAAGATTAAGGTCGTCAAGTTTCAGGATGACAAGTCCTGCGTGGTGTACCTGCCCGAGTGCGGCAATGAGGTGTTGGAGGACTACCCCAACATTCTTGGTCGCTGCACCCTGGTGGCGGTGCCCCGCCCCAACGGCAATGGCACGTACTCCGGGCACATTGCCGGTGCCTATGATGATCTGATTTGGCCACAGCTCGCCATGAACGAGTTTCAGATCCTGGCGATGGAGGCCGCTGACAAGGCGGTCCGTGCGCCGATCATTGTCCCCCCGGACGTGACCGACGTGGCCTTTGGCCCGGACGCCACCATCCGCACGAGCAACCCTGCGGGGGTGCAGCGGCTGCGGGTGGACGTGCCGCCCGCGTCGTATCAGGCGATGGACTGGCTGCGTGAGGGGATGCAGCTCGGCGGCATGAGCCCGGAGTCCCGGCAGGGGCAGCAGTCGGCGTCGGTGATTACCGGTCGCGGCGTGCAGGCCCTGATGGATGGGTACTCGACGCAGATTGCGCAGTCCCAGGAGATGGTCAAGTTCGCGCTTGAGCAGACCATCCGCCTTTGTTTTGCAATGGACGAGAAGCTTTGGCCCAATAAGGCCAAGGAGATTCGTGGTCAGGACTCCGGGGTTCCGTTCAAGATCACGTACACCCCCAAGTAGGACATTGCTGAAGATCACACGGTGGACGTGCAGTACGGCTTTCTGGCCGGGCTGGACGCGAACCGTGCGCTTGTCTACGTCCTCCAGGCACAGGGTGCCGGTCTGCTGTCGCGCGACTTTGCGATGCGGCAGTTCCCGGCAAACATCAATGTCGCGGAGGAAGCCAAGAAGATTGAGCTGGAGCACATGCGGGATTCGCTGGTGCAGGCTCTTTCCGCTGTCGGGCAGTCCCTGCCTCAGCTCATTGCTAACGGTCAAGACCCCTCGCCCATTGTGCGAGCCATTGCAGCAGTGACTGACAACATCAAAAAGGGCAAGCCGATTGAGCAGGTCATCGTAGACGTATTTGCTCCCCCGCCGCCGCCCGCTCCCGCTCAAGGTGCCCCTGGTGCTCCTACCTCGCCGGGTGCAGGCCCGGGCGGTTCTGACGCGGGCGCGGCGGGGGGTTTCCAAGATAGCGGCCTGCCGCCAAACCTCCGGGGCAACATTGCCACGGAGGGTCCCAACGGCCGACCCGATTTGCAAACAATGTTCGCCGGTTTGACGGCTTCGGGTAATCCGAGCCTGCGTGCGGGCGTGTCCCGCATGGACCCGGTTTATGGACAGTAATGGGAGTGATCGTTAAATGGCTAATGGTCATGGTGGTTACCGGAAGCCTAGTCATCCTGCTTCAGTTTCGGGCCCTGGTGCGCACTCGCAGCGCACTGATGGACGCCCTCAAGCCGTCGCGGATCTACCCGATGCCGGTTACGGAGAAAACGCCGACTTCCGATCCATCCAACAGGGTGCCCCAATAGGTCGCGCACCGTCCCCCACTACTCCGGGGGGCGGTGCCGCCCCGGCCATGCCGACCCCGCTGCACGCCCCCACGGAGCGTCCTGACGAGCCGGTAACGGCCGGTGCGGCGTTGGGTGATGGTCCGGGCGCTGAGGCCCTGAATATCCCCGACGAGGGCGCACAGGCCGAGGCCAAGCGGCTGGCCCCGCTGCTGCCCGCGATGATCGCGGCGGCGGACAGCCAGTACGCCACCCCGGAGTTCCGTCGCTACGTGCGGACTTTGATTTCCCTCCAGTAAAAGGATTCTGAATGTCGTTCTGGTCCCGTATCGGTGACGCCCTGAAGGCCGTTGGGGATACGGTCCAGAACGCTGCGGCGCTCACAAGCCCGGTGGCAGCGGCTAACGTCGCGGCAAATGTCGCGGCGACGGGCAATGTCTCTGCCGCCACCCCGGGCAGCGCGTCCTTTGGTGACGAGATTCGCGGCGTGTATGGCGATACCGCCTCCAAGCTCGGCGTCGTCAGCGACAAGGAGGCGCAGCAGTGGCACGTTGCCGGGCACCTGAATGGGTCCTATGACCTGACCACCCCCGAGGGTTGGAACAATGTTTCGGCCAATGCGGCCGGGGTGCTTCAGCCGCTGTCGGACAACTCCTTCACCGGCCCGGTGATCCACGCTGTGGCCGAGGGCTACCAGAAGGTTGACCAGACCCTTGGGGCTGTCGGCCTGTATCACGCCGCCGCCCGCTCCGAGGGCAACAACGCGCTCCTTGACTTCTCGGCGTCGGCGTGGAAGAAGGCGTGGGACGCCGCCGACCAGCAGACCGGCTTTGGCCCGAACGGGTTTGCCCTGCTGGGTGAGAGCCAGAACAACCAGTTTGACGGGGCCAATAACCCCTTTGTCAACGCGCAGGCCGCAAAGGAATTGAAGAACCGCTACATCAATTCGTGGGACGGTATTGCCGCTGGCGTTGCCGACACCATCGCATTGGGTGTGGTGGACCCCCTGGCCGGTGCCGGTGCGGTCGCCAAGGGCTCCCGCATGGCCACCAAGCTGTCATCGACGGGGTTCGCCGGGAGCAAGGCAGATCAGGTCGCCACCCGGCTCAACGCCGCCACGTCGGCGGCGGACGCCACCGCTGGCATTGGTACCAAGCTGGCCGACACCGCCAAGGGCACGTTCGGTGGTCCGGCCTCCGTGGAGGGCAACACCAGCGCGCTTTACAAGGCGATGGCTGCCACCCACGGCTACGACGCGGTGACCCTGCGGGATCACTACGCCGGGCTGCTGGAGCACACCGGGCAGGCGAACTCCATGCCCATCCTCGACCTCATGGCGCGGGCTGGGAAGATCGCGGACCCGCACGAGCAGGCCGTGGTCAAGGGCAACATTCTCCTGGCCGCTCGCGGCTCCGAGGTGGCCCGCACGGCGCTGATTGACAGTGCCCCGCAGTTGGCCGCTGGCCTCCAGCGCGTCTCCAGTGCCCCCACCTACTTTGCCCACCTTGACGATCTGGCCACGAAGGTGGCCGCACAGCCCGGGTACAACCTCGCGGCGGTGCGTCAGGCCGCTGACCGGCTGGACATGGACACCGCCTCCCGGGCCGAACTCAATTCGTACCTCACGGACTTGGACAAGGTGCAAGCGCACTTTGACAAGCTGGACTCTTTTGCCGGTATTGGCGAGAACGCGGCCACCGCGCAGAACGCGGTAGAAATTGGCATGACCGCCCTTGACCGGGCCAAGGCCGCAATGCGCAAGCG